GTTTGCTATATATTCTGTAATCCATCTCTCAGAATCTACTACTGCTTGATTTAGATCAGCTTGAACAGTAAATGTTTTAAGGCTCTCTACCTCGTTTGCTTTTCTTTTATCCTTTATAGCTTGATTCGCTGCTGCTCTATTTTCACGGTCGTTTGCTTGTTCAAAAAGATCTATCTCTGGTTTAACTACTTTAGCAACTAGGGCTTCATTAAGACCCCCAAATTGCTCCATAAACTTAGTCTTTACTTGAGCCTCTATCGCTTTCTTTTGATGGATGTCTGCATTTGCGTAGGTAATTTTCCTACCATCTTGCATCTCAAGTACTTCAGTTTCTAAATGCTGAGCTATAAATACAGGATAGTTTTTTGCTGTATTTAGTGCCCATTGCTTAGCAACGATGGTCTGTTCCCATCCAGATAAATCACGGAACTCTTGAGCTGTGATTGCATCTGTAACTTCTTCGATCTTATTAGCTTCTTTATTGATTTCTAAGTGATCTTCAAAAAGAGAAGCCTCATCGTCTTCAAAGGCTCGGGCTGTTTGCTCATCAACACCGAACATAACTGTTCTTAATTGAAGCTCGGTTTCTCTATCTTTTCTAGCCTTTTCTTTTTTCTGTTGTAAGTAGTCAGTAAGGGCTGTTCCGAATCCCTTCGTATCTGAGATTAAGTTATCTAATAGTCTAAGTGACTCTTTAGAGTTGGCTTGCATTTCTGCAAGTTGATTCTCTTGAGAGGCTTGCATTTGGTTGTTTAGTTCCTGTTGACCGGGAACTAAATCAACTGCCTTCTCGATGTCTAGCGTACCTGCTTGGACATCATAGTCTCCATTGTGTATTGTCATTATTTGTAAGGGCTATCGTTGGTTGTATCTCCCCCATTTCCACCAATAGAATCCCAGTTACTTGCAACACCCTGACCCATGCCTAATGCAAATGTCATAAATGGATTACCGTAAACAGGCTTAGGAGGTGCAAGTTCATTCCATGGTTGTATAGCAACCTTAGAGAACTCATCGTTTAGAGTGTTCTTAACCTTGAGATGTGTGGATAGGTTTGCTTGTTTTAATCTCCATGAAGCATTAGTTAAAGCTCTAGATCTAGCTCGTTGTCCGAACCCAAGCTTCTGTTTATTCATCAACAACATACGTGCAATAGACTTTCCTCCAATACCACGTTCTGAGGCACTGGCTTCTATCTCTCCCTCTGCTGTCATGAATTTAGACCAGTCAACGCTGTTATCTAACATCGCCTTTGATACAGCATTATTCAGAGAAATCTGTGAGCTTGTATAGGCACGTTGAGCTGCAAGTTTTGTGTTATCTACTTGTTGTTCAAAGTAGACTTTTTTTGTTTGATATAGACGATGATTACGCATGGTTTTACCCTCGCGTACTTTCAACTTCTGGTTGTAAATTCTTTTTTTTTCTTTGTTAGCTTGACTAACAGCATAGGCGTCGCCGACCGCGCCAATCGCTGCGCCTGCTATTGCTGGACTGCACACGGCAAAATTCTATAAAGGATAAATTATTAGGTCCATAATTAAGTCTTCTTAAAAACTTAAAACCTAGAAAACGAAGTAACTTTAAATGGACTTCATTGCGTTCATCGACAATGTTCCACAGTAACTTCTCTCGTCGTTCATCCACATATCTTTTAGCTTCTCTAGCAAAAGTATGTGGGTAGTCGTAGATAGCTGGAGTACATAGCATCCAGATTTGTCCATTAGTATGGACACCTGCCATGCCTGCAAGCTTTCCGTTAGGTACCTTAAAATAGACTGAGTCGCAGTGTTTTATACCATCAACTAAGGCTATTCTAGGATCATGTCCATGACCCTCTTGTACTTCTCTACGATCGTCTGGTAGCAAGTTTGAAGCCACCTCAAGGGCAGCTTCAATTGTTGCTTGGTGGATGTATTTAGACACGCTCGTAATAGTTATTGTTATACACTCCTTCCCACGTCATGTTATGTAACGTCGCTGGTGCAGGGTGTGTAGATTTAATAGTTAAAGATGTGTTTGTATTCCTGTCGTATATAGGAACTGTTCTTAAAAGATTATCGTCAAATATACCGGAGAAGTTTGCTCCGTATTGGTCGGCTGGAGTAACTTCAAACAAGTCATCATAGTTAGGTTTCCCAGTCCTAGTGACAGTTGTTTCATATATACCTACAGGACCAAAGGCTAACTTAACTCTGTGTACTACAGTATTAGCTCTAGTATCAGCTTGCCATGTATTACCTGATTGCGTCCGATAATAAATAGTAGGCATGTCTACTTGCATAGTAAACAAGTAACCAATAAGGAATGTTTGGCTTGACCAGTCTCCTGTTAGTTCTAGATTACTTCCATTAACTGTTATCTTTGCATATCTACCAATTGCATTAGTAGGATTTCCAGAGGAAACAGTATCATCAACATCATAAGCTGCTAATTGATTTGTACTTTCTAAACCTGTAGGTTTTGCCTTTGTAGATTTATCAGTAGTTGCATTATATGACCAACCACTTGTAGACATTAAATGATCTAAATGAACTCTGTTCGTTGACCCAATGGTAAACGTATTAGTATCCATCTTTAATGAATACTTGAGTAATTGATCCTTATTATTGTTTCTAACTACTACGTATAGAGAATCGTCTTGCATACAGTGGTATTGAATTGTACCTGTAACGGTCCACTTAAACCACGATGCCATTTTTCGATCATTTATCTGGTCGAAATATCTGTATCCATACAAGGTAGATGTACCCTCTTCACTAAAGAAGATGACTGAGTTTTCTCTTGAGTTGGATATAATCTTTAGATCCTTATTAAATAATCTAGAAACTACTGCACTTTGTTCTATTACCTGTGGTTCCCCCTCTCGGAGTACACCAGCCATCTCAAAGAACCGTGAGTATTTCCCAGCATTATCTAGGAATCCCACCGTAGTCCCAAGAGAAATAGGATTAGTAGTGTAGTTAAAATTATAGCTGGATATAGCATTGATCTTTGCTGTTTGAATACTTAGTACATCACTGTCTGTTGTCAGCATGAACTGCTGATTCTTAGTGAATAAAATTAATCCTGTATTTACTTGTATGCCGTCATATAAAACTGCTGGATATTCTGAACTAGCAGATATATCTATTGGATCGCTAGGTACAAAAGCTATAGCTGACTTAGCCCAGAAGTTAAAGAAATCTCCCGGTCTGGATAAGATGAGATTTTCATCTGAAAGTAAAGCTAATCTGTTTCTAAAGAACAGCATCTTATTGATATTTTTACCAATAAATGATGGCTCAGCATTTGTGACCTCGTCTCCAACTATGCAGTCATCCCATTGAGGGTGTTTATAGTCTACGCTTGAGATTGTATAAGTAGCACCATCTAATTCAGCTAATCTGAAATTACCGTCAGCAGTTCTGATAAGAGCTACTGGCATACTATGACGCTTGAACCTTATCTTCCTACCCGGCTCTGCACATTCTTCCCATACACCCTCACCATCTCTATCGTTATTACCAAAGAATTTAACGTAGTGGTTATCCTCGTCAGCAGAACTATTGACTACTTCTACAACCATCCCGTGTTTACACTGAGAAGGTAGATCACCAATGTCATTAACTTTTCCAGCAACAACATTAAGTAACTCTCCTACTGGAGTAGAAGCATTGAACACTGCATTACGTTTAATATGTAATCCTGTACCAATCGTGGTTATATCTGAATCTGATATATTCCCACCAGCAATGATAGCTGTTCTTATATCACCAAGAATACTCTCGGCAGTAATGGTTGTCTCTGTATCAAATGGAGTTGGCTGTGGTCTGACTAGCGCGAGATTTGCTTGTACTTTAGATGTACTGATAGTTTCAACAGTTACCTTATAAAAACCATCTTTCATCCAGACATAGAAATAATCACCAGCAAGCCAACCCTCTCCACCATGTAGTAGGTCGTAGGTAGTTGTGTATCTTGCTTGGTATGTTGTTTCTTGGTTACTACCAGTCCCTGTTGTATAAGGTACTGATTGACCAGTAGTAGCTATACGGAAGTAGAGATTCTTTCTTCCAGTTTGACCTGCTGTACCTGCTTGGTTATAGACGCTGACGTTATAGTCGTATGAAATATCGCTTTGGTTTGTATCTGCCTTGATACCACCTGTAGCTCCTTCATCTGTTAAGGGTTTTGCTGAATCGACTGAAAATATCCTTGTGGCGACGTTGGGCGCGTACGCGTCTCTTCCGTCTCCAGCCGAGTCATCACACCTACCGTATGGATTCGTTCCACGATTAGCATGAGTACGCATGAAGCCGTTAGTGTCGCAATAATTATTTGACGATCTGACAAGTTCAACATTGATTCGTGTGGCGGTGGTTACTGTAGAAAAGTGAGAGGTCTGACTTCCATCTTGATCAAAAATGTTTAACGCATACTGCTTCGCATACGAAAGAGTTTTTAATTCGACAAAAATTTCTTTCTTATAATTTGTGTCAGGTTCTGTTGTTGTATCCATCTCTGTCTCAACTTGCCTATTTGTTAAATAGGTAAAGTCGTTAAGAGTTAAGGTTTGGATATCTTCGTCACCAGAATGTTTCAGATATTTATGACTACCAGATGTGCCATCTATATAAGTAAGAGAACCACTGGTAGTTGCATCAACAACATTCTTTTCTGTTCCTGTTAAACAATCCCACATACGGACAGTACCGTCTTGATGGATCTGTCCTATGTATTGTTCTGTCTCGTCTCGATAGTAATGAAACCATCTTCCATTGGTGGATGAATTCTTACTCCCATCACTCAAAGATCCCACGAACTTACCAGCAGGTCTCTTCAGTAATCCTTGAGTTATGTCAGGTAAGGTATTAACCATATCCTTGACTTGTCCCGGGATCTTATATTCGTCAGGCTGTTGTGAAATACCTTGAGTTAAGTTAGGAATCGTTTGCGTGATATTTGCCATTAGCGTGCTAGTGCGTTGTACGGTTGATAAGCTCTATATGAACTTTCATGCGGCCAACCAAAGAATGAATGATCACCCATTTCGCAGTCGTATTCAGTTGCGTTAGCTTTGGTTTTTTCTTTATTTAAGTTGAGTAGTTTAACTAATTCTGTATTTGATACCAATTGAGTGGCAGCTCTTACAGCAGCACTAGCTATGATATACCTCTGGATAACAGAAGGTACGTCAACAAATGCTACGAGTCTGGTTACATCAAAATAAAAGTTCTTAGTGAATACACTTGTATGTAGAACGTTGTCGTAAAGTTTTCCATTTCTTACTACAACATCTCTATTCCGATCTACTTGACCTTCATGGATATCCATCTTCAGAAAGTTAGTAGGAATTATATATTCACCGTTATCATCTCTTGGAATTTCTAGATGATCTTCTTGATTGAAATGCCAACCCTCATTCTGGACATCCTTATTACATTCCATTAGTAGGTTGTGTATTAAGGAGATCTCTGGGTTAGCAAAGTTAAGAGTAGTTATCGGCGATTGACCTATGCTACTCAATATTGAGTTGACTGCGGATAGTTCGGTATCGCTTGCTTGTATGGTCATATTGAATAGACAAAAAAAAGGGGGAGCCGAAGCCCCCCCGTGTAAATGTATGATTAAGCGTTAGCTGGATATGTAGCACCGAATGCTGCTGGAGCAGTAGTACCTGTATATAACTCAACTGCTGCTGCTGGGTTTAGGAAGTCAGCTCCCATTGCCAACCTACCTAAGATTACGTCTCCTTGGTAAACCACTGAAACGTCCCCTGAAGTAACTTGTACCTGTGGACCGATAGCTTCTACAACTGCTGCGGCTTCCTTTTGGAAGATAAGACCACATGACTTAGCGAAGTCAGTAGAGTTACCGTAGTTGTTGTTTAAACCTGTAACAGAAGCTCTTGCATCGCC